GCAGCAGGAAACGAATACGCTGCAATCGTAGATGATGGTGTGGAAGCTGGTGATGTAGAGAACTTTATCGACACTGGTTCATACATCTTCAATGCACTTCTATCAGGTAGTCTATATGGTGGACTGCCATCTAACAAGATCACTGCGATTGCGGGTGAGAGTGCAACAGGTAAGACATTCTTTCTTATGGGTATGGTCAAGAACTTCCTTGATGCGAACCCTGATGCTGGTGTTCTATACTTTGAGAGTGAGAGTGCAATCACAAAGCAGATGGTGATTGACCGTGGTATTGATCCCAAGCGTATGGTTGTGATGCCGGTCACCACTGTACAGGAGTTTCGTACACAGGCAATCCGTGTTCTGGATGACCATCTATCGAAACCAGAGGGTCAACGTCCACAGATGATGTTGTGTCTCGACTCACTGGGTATGCTATCTACCACTAAAGAGGTAGAGGATACGGCAGATGGTAAGGAGACTCGTGACATGACACGAGCACAAGTCCTTAAGGCTGCGTTCCGTGTCCTGACACTGAAACTGGGTAAGGCAAAGGTTCCTATGGTGGTCACCAACCACACCTATGACGTTGTGGGTTCTATGTTCCCAACAAAAGAGATGGGTGGTGGTTCTGGTCTGAAGTATGCAGCATCATCCATTGTCTATCTGTCCAAGAAGAAGGACAAGGATGGTACTGAGGTTGTGGGTAATATCATTCACTGCAAGAACCACAAGTCTCGTCTGACTATTGAGAACAAGATGGTGGATGTAAGACTGTCCTATTCCACTGGGTTGGACAAGTACTATGGTCTACTGGAACTTGCTGAGAAGTATGAAATCTTCAAGAAGGTATCTACTCGTATCGAACTGCCTGATGGTTCCAAGCAGTTTGGTAAGACTATTCTGAATGACCCTGAGACATACTTTACTGAAGATGTCATGGCTCAACTAGAAGAGGCAGCAGGAAAAGAATTTAAGTATGGGTAACTACGTTCAAATATACGAGAACGTAATTGATACTGATTTCTGTAAAAGAGTGATTGACAAGTTTGAGGATAATGTGCATCAACATGATGTTCAAATCCAAAACAACTTTTCATTCACTCAAATTAATATCATGGACTCACGATGGAATAACTGGGTAGAAGAGGTAGATATAACATACAACACATTGATGAAATATGTGTCTCTATACAAAGAACAGTATCAACCATCTTGGCCCAAAAAGTACGGTTTTGAGGCAATACGAATAAAAAGATACATGCCAAACTGTGATGATAGATTTGGTTTACATGTCGATGTCAGTAACTATGATAATGCAAGACGTTTTCTTGTTTTTTTCATATACCTTGATAACAATGCAGAGGGACAAACCGTTATAACGTCTAGGGACGATTTAGTAATTTCAAACTGTATTCAAGGAAATATGTTAGTATTCCCACCTTTCTGGACACATCCACATTCTGGTGAAATGCCTGTAGACAAACCAAAATATATTATAGGGAGTTATCTACATTATGTCTAGAACTATTAGTTCTGCTGGGAGGAAACCACACAAAACAGATAGTTCTATTAACGGTCCCATGACTTGATGGCGGTGAAATTGTTAAAGGAGAACTCCATGCGGTCAACAAGTTTGACCGCATTTCCTTTTACACGATCAATTGCAACGTAACCTTCGGGACTAGTAACCTTATAACCATTAGAAGTACGAATGAACGTATCGGTCATCTGACGAACTGAGTTCAACTTGTCTACAATGACCTGTTTTGCTTCTACAAGTAGGTTCTGAAACTGAATAATGTTGGCAAGGTTCTTGGTGTGCTTCTTGACCTCACGAACATACTCTTTCTGCATGTCCTGATACTTCTTCTTACCAGCATCACTCTTAACCTTCTCAATCTGTTTGTCAAAGTGCATTCTGACCCAATCCTCATATCCCTTTGCATGTGCAGATGGATTGGTAATCTTCTGACCTTTACGGACCATGCTGTTGTTGTATGTCTTGAGTGATGCACCAGCAAGATTACCTGTCATACTGTCCTGTAGACGTAGGAATGCTCGCAGTCCATTTGCATTGATACGTTGGAATGTGCGACCTGTATCACTGAGGTATTTGGTTACTCGTTGTGTCTCTTTGTCTGTGAATGTGCTACTTCCAGATGTATCCTTGTATGTTGCATCATCCATCCACACTGAGGAAGTCTTCTTGAGTCCCTTGATATCTGCACCAAAGGATGCCTTCATAGACTGTAGTTCATCACCTGTATATGTGGTGTGGAATACAATACCAATCTTTGCACGATTCATGGCTTTACCCAAATCACTGTCCGTGGAAACCGCATATACGATGGTGTTGGGTTGGAATGTGTAGTAGGACACCCCATCAATTGTATCAGTTTCGATGTCGTCGGTAAACATCAAATCACCCTGTAGAACACCCTTTATACCGATTTTAGAGAGTTCTGAGAGGGCTACTTTGAACTTACTGTTCAGTGTACCAGACAAGTCAGCATCAATCTCCTCGTTGCTCTTATACAGCTTAGGATTGACGTTGAACACGGATTTCTTTGCGACAAAGAACTTTCCATCTGCTGGGTCAATACCAGCAAAGATTGCGGGTGCGCCATCCCATTTGACTGTCATGTTTACGGAAGAACGGGAACTTCCTGCCAACATATCACGGAGAGAACGGAGAAAGTTAATTGCTGCCCGTCCACCATCAACGCCATAGTTGAGTATTTCATCTTCAAGGTGTTCAAGATGTAAGTTCTTGCCACCTTTATCTTCAGAGAGGAGTTCTAGAAATGTGTCCATGTCACTATTTATATCACTTTAATTATTCTGTGTCAAGTACCTTGACAGATTGGTGTGAGTGATATATAGTCATCATATGTCTTTTTATACAAATGTACTTCAATACGGCAACTCTCTTCTGGTGCGCTATGTCGAGGACGGCAAACGTCTCACCAAGAGAGTTAAATATCAACCCACACTATTCGACCTTGTGACTACGGGGGAGAAAACAGGATACAGCACCCTAGATGGGCGTGCTGTACTACCGCATAAGTTCGACTCCATTCGTGATGCCAAGGATTGGATTGCGGATAGACCCAATCAGAATATCGTGTTTGGTAACACGCAATATCCATACTGTTGGATTGCAGATGAGTATCCAAACCGTGTCAATTGGGACTTGGACCAGATGCTTGTGATCACCATCGACATTGAGGTGGAGTGCGAGAACGGTTTTCCGAAACCAGAGGACGCACTAGAGCCAATGCTATCCATTACCGTCAAGAATCATCAAACCAAGCGCATTGTTGTGTTTGGTCTGCATGAGTTCCATAATGACCGTGATGATGTGACATATATTCAGTGCGAGAGTGAGGTTCATCTGCTCAAGGAGTTTCTTGCGTTCTGGGAGAGAAATGTACCAGATATCGTGACAGGATGGAACACTGAATTCTTCGATATTCCCTATCTCTGCAATCGTATCAAACGAGTGTTTGACGAGGATGAGGTAAAACGTCTATCTCCATGGCGCAACGTATTTGACCGTCAGGTGTATCAGATGGGTAGAACGCATCAGATTTACACCATTGACGGCGTGTCTGCACTGGACTATTATGACCTGTATCGGAAGTTCACATATACGAACCAAGAACGGTACACTCTGGACCATATCGCCTATGTTGAACTGGGTGAACGCAAGGACGGCAATCCATATGACACTTTCCGCGAGTGGTATACAAAGGATTATCAGTCATTCATCGAATACAACATCACTGACGTGGAACTGGTTGACAAGCTAGAAGACAAGATGCGACTCATTGAACTTATCGTCACAATGGCATATGAGGCAAAGGTCAACCTAACAGATGTGTTGGGCACGGTGCGGTACTGGGATATTCTTATCTATAATCACCTTCGTGAGAAGAATCTAGTCATTCCACCTAAGAAAGAGCATGAGAAGAGCGAGAAATACGAGGGTGCATATGTAAAAGACCCACTTGTAGGTATGCACAACTGGGTAATGTCCTTTGACTTGAACTCCCTGTATCCTCATCTGATTATGCAGTATAACATCTCACCGGAAACACTTGTCAATAGCGGTGCGGACCTTGCAGAAGGTATGGTGGATAAACTGCTAGAGGGTAAGGCAAAGAATGACACTGAATACTGCATGACACCGAATGGTGCATTCTTTCGCAAGGATATTCGTGGATTTCTGCCTGAGTTGATGGAGAGCATGTATAATGACCGTGTGAAATACAAGAAACTCATGCTGCAGGCGGAACAAGAGTACGAGGATACCAAGAACCCTGCACTTCTGAAGGACATATCCAAGTATAACAACATTCAGATGGCCAAGAAGATATCACTGAACTCCGCATATGGTGCAATCGGTAACAACTGGTTTCGGTATTATGACCTTCTTATTGCCACTGCCATCACCACATCCGGTCAATTGTCTATTCGATGGATAGAAAAAGCACTGAATATACACCTTAACAAGATACTCAAGACGGAGAAGATAGACTATGTTATTGCATCGGATACAGACTCGGTATACATTACTTTTGACCAGTTGGTACATAAAATCTTTGGAGAAGGACAAGAGACTGGCAAAGTCGTATCCTTTCTGGATAAACTTGCAAAAGAGAAGCTGGAACCGTTTATTGATAAGTCTTATTCAGCGCTTGCAACGCATATGAACGCATATGACCAGAAGATGGAGATGTCCCGTGAGGTAATCGCAGATAAGGGTATCTGGACCGCCAAGAAGAGGTATATTCTCAATGTATATGACTCAGAAGGAGTACGGTATAAGGAACCCAAACTCAAGATGATGGGTATCGAAGCAGTTAAATCGTCCACTCCTGCACCATGCAGAGAGAAGATTAAACAAGCAATGAACATCATCATGGGGGGAACAGAGAAAGAACTGAACACATTCATACAGGATTTCCGTGAAGAATTCATGAAATTACCACCAGAAGAGATTGCATATCCCCGATCATGCAATGGCGTAACCAAGTATAGAGGGACAGATAGACTGTTTAAACAGGGTGCGCCTATACATGTCAAAGGTGGAATACTGTATAATCACCTCGTACAAAAGAACAATCTATCCAACAAGTATCCTTATATACAAGAGGGTGACAAGGTAAGATTTCTGCATATGAAAGAACCAAACATCTATCAAGCATCTGCATTCTCATTTATCACCACATTACCAAGAGAACTGGATATAATGGATAAGATAGACTATGACATGCAATTTGAGAAGAGCTTTGCAGAACCACTAAGGTTTATCGCAGAGAAGGCAAAGTGGTTGATTGATAGCTCATATGGAACACAAGGAACACTGGAGGACTTTTTCGGATGACATATCTAACATATCACGGAAGAACTAGAGAATGCTGCGAGTATGCAATAAGAGAGTATGAGAACAATAAGGAATATGAAGACCATATGAGTGTACAATCATGGGTACAAGCAAGCAAGAATAGACTGAAAGAACTGGATAATGAACAGAGTGAATGAATATAAGGATAGAATACAATGGGATATATGGGAGGATATACAGAGGGTGAAGGAGAATGCGGAAGAGAAACCCCATGAGAACCCAAATATACCCATAAATACCGAATCATTAAAAAGGTATAAAAAAACATAGAGTAGAGTGGGTTAAAGTTTGCAACCTATCGGCTCAACACCAAAGAACCTCAGTGAAATATCTGAGGTTTTTTTGTATTTAATTGCAGAAAGCACTTGACAATCCCTTGACAATGGTGTATATTGAGTATGTAGGATGGTTGATAAGACATAGAGGACTGAAGAATGACTGATATCACTGACATTAACCCCATTGTGAACGTGGGTACTGATAAGAACCCCATGTATGTGCTGGATGCCACTTGGATGACTGTACTGTATGAGAAGATCACTGGTAAGGACTTCAAGGGTGACGATGACTATGTGGAGTTCACTGACAGGTTTGTGAAAGAGTATAATGAGGGTGGGTTTGATACCACTCTGGCCATCAAGAGGATGATGTAATGACTGAACGGGAATATCATGACATGTATGCAGAGTATTGCATGGAGAGTGGTGAGCGTATGACTGTCAGAGGCTTCATGAAGTTCAAGGCATGGCGTAAGAGAGTAGAATCTTTCTTTGAGAAACGTGCAGAATCTTCTTGACATCACCCTTTGCGTATGGTATAGTTAGATATACTGAGAAAACAACGGAGACTTCGATATGACTACACTATGTGCAACAGGCAAGAGCAACCTTGATGATGTTACTCCTATGTACCTCTGGTCATATGGGAACTATCGATATGAGATAGAGGTGAAGAAGAACTCATACTTCTCTGACAGTGAGGTATTCGAGACTTCATATGAGGATGCGCTGAAAAAGTTTGAGAATATGGTTAACAAAGTATCTCTAGTGTGATATAGTAAGATATAACTCAGAGAGTGTCCCGAATGGTCTTTCGTATATTGCTGAATTGCTAGGTGGACTGACACTCTCTCTTTTATTGAGGAGAGTCTGGTTGAGTGAATGATATATATCCTGTTGGACTGCCATATCATTCGGTGTGGTAAGGATGAAGCCGGGATCGTTTGTGAGACAATATCAAGGTAGCTCACACTACCTAACAGGGGGTTCGATTCCCCC